TTCAACGATAGAGTTTACGGATGGGTAGGACAAGTTAACGTTACAGAAGACGGAGTATATAACTATTGTAATTTTCCTGACGCACCATAATGTCTGAACCAATCACATACCCTAACTTACAACTCGAATTAACCGACATTGGTGGGTTAGTTAAGGGAGAGATGATTGATAGATTATACGCAAATAACTCTGTTGTAACAGGACAATTAGCACGTAGTATTGACCCACAATCAGTTACAGAACAAAATGATGTATTTAGTTTACCTATTTCACTTTTAGAATATGGTAAGTGGGTAGATGATGGTGCAGAACGTGGTGCAGGAAGAATGCCACCTGTACGTGCTATTGCTGATTGGATTAGATTAAAGAGAATAAATGTCCCAGCTAAATTCACAGTAGAACAATTTGCGTGGGCAGTAGCTAAATCAATTGCTAAGAAGGGACAACGATTTAAAAAACCAAAACCATTCATTCAAGTCTCTATTAACGAGGTGATTAACCAAAATATAAATGACATTGGAAATGCTACAGCAAAGGACATTGATGGATGGATTGAACAAAATTACGCAACATTAGGATAAAATGGCTATTACAATACAACAACAACCAACGTCTCCAGGACAGGTAAATAGTAACTTAATTTGGACAGTTAGTTCAAATCAATTTGCACAACCACAATTTCAGTATGTGGTAGACATTTACCTAAGTGGTTCGGCAACACGATTACAGAGAGTAAAACAACAACCAAACCCTAATTCATATGGTGTATTTGACTTTGGACAAATCCTAAGTCAATATATGTCTACTCCATCAGATGTAATTACAACATCAGTATATACACCATTAGGTTCAACAACTGAAAATAGACAATTTGTTGTTAAGTTTGGTGAAGAATATGGTACATCACCATCATCATCTGTTACACTATATAATGGTAATTCTGCTACCCCAGGTAATCCAGCAAAAACAAGTTCAGCGTATTATGAATTCGCTAATGGATTAGTTGAACCAAATAATGCTGTAAATTGGAATTGGAATAGTGGTTCTTACTTAGATTACTACAATGTAAACGTAGATGATGAATACGACTATGATACTTGGCTAACCAATGCTTCTCGCACGTTAAAAATGCGTCCTGCTGGCGATTATCATACGTTATCTATTTACAATGGTAACTATAATGTTTCTAAAACCCAAGCACAAGACATTTATTGGGTTGACATTAGATTCTACAATTCAGCATCTGTTCAAATTGGTACTCCTATTGCAATACCTAATATTACAGGTAGTGGATTTGTTGGAGTAGTAGGACCAGGTCCAAGAACATCAGTTACACAATCGTGGAGTGATGTATTAACAGCAAATCCTAATGCCCAAAATTCATATAATAGATTGATTCACTTAGGTGTAGGTGCACAAAACATTATTGATGAATTTGTTAATCCTAATGAAACATTAGATGATGCCTACCCAAATTGGACTTACTATCAAGTTAGAACATATGGACAAAATGCTGCTGAAGATGATGTAAATAAAGTTTCTGCATACTACACATTTGAAAGAGATACAGCTAATTGTGGATACCCAGGAGTTAGATTTGCTTGGAAGAATGAATTTGGTGTTTGGGACTACTATACATTTAAGTTACAAAGTGACTCTAATGTAGGAATTGAACGCACAAGTTACAAACAAACGTTTGTGAATTTTAGTGCGGATACAAGCGTTACTTATGATAAAACGCGTCGTGGGTCAAGTCAATTCTATAATGAATTAACCCAAACGAAAACCGCGAATACTGACTGGTTAACACAAGCGGAGGCCGATTGGCTACGTGAACTATTCTTTAGCACTGATGTTTACTATCAAGATGGTACAGATGTACTACCTTGTATTATTACTTCAGCTAATGTAATAGAAAAAACTAACCCACGTACACAAAAGAACTTTCAATATCAAATTGAATTCCAACCAGCAAATCAATTACGTCCAAGATTATGATAATACTAAGATGTAAAAATGAAAGTGGGGTTACCCAAGATTTGGATTTATTCCAAGAGGATGAACTTACCTTAGATATTTCAGCTATTGAATCTGGTGAACTAGGAGAGGTATTTGGTATTTCCTCCCAAGCATTCGCATTACCAGGTACACACAAAAATAATTTATTCTTTGGTAACTTATTTGATTTAGGAATTACCCCAGCAACAGGATTTACTAAAACAATTCCTTGTCAAGTATTATACAATGGAGACGAGGTATTCACAGGCAAGTTATACATTGAAAATGTAATAACAAATCAACAAGGTGATACCATTTATAATGTGGTAATTGTAAACGAGGTAGTTGATTTTAAGTTCCAAATAGAGGACTTAACAATGCAGGATTTAGATTGGAGTAGTTACAACCACTCCTTGACAATGACTAACATTACAGGTTCTTGGACAAATAACTTATTTTCAGGAAGTATAGTATACCCACTTATTAACTATGGTGTAAATCCAAATGACCCATTTTCACCAAGTGTTAGTGCTGGAGGTGGTAATAAGGAATTTGATAATAGTAGTTACCCATTACGCGATGTTGATTTTAGACCTACTATTAAGGCTAAGGATGTAATCGATAAGATATTTGATAAGGTAGATTATTCATATACTTCATCGTTCTTTGATAGTGAATACTTTGATAAGTTATATGTTGTATCTACACAAGGAGATGAAGGTAACCCATTTGTTAATCCTACCACTTCATCATTAGAGGCAAGAGTAAGTAGTATACAAAACTTAACTAATAATACTCCAGCATACATTGATTTCCCTACAGAGATTTACGATAATTCAAATGCGTGGGTTACAAACGAATATACAGCCCCTATTTCAGGTTCATATACATTTTACGCCCAATTATATCTTCAAGGTATTTCAGGAACTCGTCCTACATCAGCTGAATACTTAAAGTTAGAGTGGTTCGACCCAGTTAGTACACAAGTATTAGCTACAACTACTATTGATATTACTGGGGCAGCAGGATTTTTAGGGGCACAAGTATACATTGGACCTACTATCTTACAATTAAATCCTGGAAGTAAGGTTAGATTACTTGCTACAGTACAAACTTCAGCTGTTTATTCAGCTACTTATCCTATTAAGGGAGGTAAAATATTAGTTGATGGACCTAAAACATATACAGGTGGAAATGTTAATATGTCTAAGATATGGGAGGATAACCTACCAGTATTAGATTTCTTAACAGGTATAATCAACAAGTTTAACTTAGTATTTGAACCAATTGTTGGTGAACGAAATGTTATTCGTATTGAACCATTTAATGATTGGGTTGACTTAGGGACAACAGTTGATTGGGTAGATAAGGTTGATAGAAGTGTTAAGTGGGAAATCACACACCCACTACAATCACAACCTCGTCTCCTTCACTTTACAGATGTAGAAGATACAGACGCATTAAACAAATACACTAAAGATAAGTTCAATAAAATCTATGGTGAATACAAGTATACAAGTGATAGTGATGTAGCATCTGGTGAAAGAAAAATTGGTTCATTCTTCGCACCAACTCCTATTAAGGGTATTGATGGTGCCCCAACAATGTTAGTTCCAACATTAGCACAATTTCAACCTGGGGAAGTTTATTCATCACCATATTCGTACAAACCTCGTTTATTATATAATGTTGGTTTAGTTAGTGGTTCATATGCACTACAAGGATACAATACAAGTAATAGTACTAAAAATCCAGGAAACTATTGGGTTCAAAATGATGCAGGAATCCCTATTTCACAATCACACTATCCCTTATTCCACCACTTAGAATTAGATGTAGTAGGTGGTGTTGTTCAAGATGCTGATTTTACTACACGTGATTTACACTTTGGTAACATTTTATCTCCTGGACATTGGAGTTACCATCAAAACCAAGTAAATGCTAAAACTAAACGTGATTCATTCTACGAGTATTGGTCATTCTATGTTAATGAATTATACGATGTAGATTCACGTAAGGTAACTCTAAACGTTAAGTTAAAACCAAGTGAAATTCAGGATATTAGATTAAATGATAAAATCCATATTGATGGACATTATTATAGAATCGATAAGATATCAGGTGCTGATTTAACTAAGGAATCATCTGTTCAAGTAACATTGATAAAAACAGCACCACGTAAATTACGCTACCCACGTAGACGTATTTTAAATTCTATTGGTACACTTGAAGCTGATTTACAATTATCTGATGCCCAATTAAGTGCTAATGGTACAGGTGTATACGTTGACTTTGAATCAGGACAAGTAGTATCAGGTTCAATCACTACCATTGCATCAAATAAGGATGGTTTAATCTCGTACGATGGAGGTAATACATTAGTATGGAATACAAATCCACCTGTTACCTATAGACAAATTACACAAAATAACTTTGGTAATAACCAAATTGAAGAATCAGCTACTCGAGTAAATGTTACTGGGGAAAATAACGTGATTAAAGCGAGTACTTCTAAAGTCAACGTAGTCGGTGAAAACAATACTATCAGCGAGTATACCACGTATTCTTCCGTAGTAGGACAAGGTAACTTGTTAGATATAGGTGTAACTAATGTAAATACATTTGGTGATAATCACGAAGTAATTTCTGGTTCAGCTAATAGTGTTATCTTAGGAGGTGGTAGTAATACAATCAATTCGAGTTCATTAGTAGCTATAGTTGGTGGTGTTTCTAACGTTATTAAGGATTCTCCTACATCACGTAACGTAATGCTTGGTGGATTAAATACTACACTATCAGCATCACAAGACACTGTTGTAATCAATGGTGATGGTGATACACATACAGGATTTACAGGTAATACCTTAATAGGTGACTTTCAAAGTGGCACAACAGCTACTACAGGTAGTGATTATAGATTTAACAATACACTTGTTAATGGATTATACTTAGAGGAAGATTACTACACAAATAGACATTCATACAAAGTTAGGGCATATAAGAATAGCACAGACTTTGCCTATAGTGGAGATGGTTTATACAAGTATGTTTATGAAGTAACATATGATACTACACCATCAGGTAGTGGACAAGGTAAAATTGAATTACCTACTATTGTATCACAAGACCAAATCGGTAGAACAATCCTATTTAAGGGTGATAATACGCTTTCACCTGTAAATCAAATTGCTATTAAATCATTTGGTGATACAGACCCTATTGAAGGTGGAACAGAATATGTAATGAAAAACCCATATGGATGGGTTGAATTAAGGGCATCACAATA